TCGGCACTGGTGGTAGAGGCGGAGCCAAGGTTTTGAGTAAAGCGACTAAGAAGAAGCTGGAGAAGAAAGCGAAGAAGGTTGGGGATAAGAAAAAGAAAGAAGACGCCACGCCCCCATTTAAGAAGAAGACCGTACAACGACGACACGTAAAGAAGGAAAAATCCAAGGAGTTGAGAAAAGGAACGCCTTTAAATCAGCCTCTCAACCGAGCATTACTGCTGGACGCTACTGCGAAAGCTAAGAAGAAGGTCGCGCAGACGGCGAGAAGATTTGCTAGAGAGGACGAGTCTCCTAAGATTTACANAGACGGGNTACTCTCCGTACCGAAGAAGTTTTTAAAAGCTGACAAAGATTTTGCAAAGGCTAAANAGAAAGCGGCGCGGCGCGTAGAAAAAATCAAAGACAAGCAGAAAAAAGTTGTTAAGAAGAAGAGGAAGAGGAAAGAACTGACAGAGGACGCCAAAAAGCGAAGGAACTAAATGGCAACTAAAAGGAAAACCAAGGCGAAGTTGGTTATACCGGTATGCAACTAATAGTAATTATGTGGATTATAACCCTCGGAACTCTCGATGGGCAAGACAAGGTTTACAACGGAACCATTGACGACTGTTTGCGCGACGCGTTAGCGTTTAACTCACAGCAAAAAGAAGCGTTCGCTGGCTGTTACATAACAACAAAGTCCAGCCCTTGGATTCCCGGCCAACCAAATAGGCGCTAATTAAGTATGTCAAAAGCACAGTCACTTGAGGAGCTGTACGANGGCCTCTCGCCAGATGAGCGTCAAGAAATTGACGCGATGATTGCAAAGGATTTTCAGGAAGCCCCGTGGCGACCATTGATAGATTTGGGAAACCCGGATAAGCCTACGCCACAACAACAGGCTTATGACAGTAAAGCGGATATCCTGTTTTATGGAGGGGCTGCTGGTGGTGGTAAGACCGGACTGCTANTAGGNCTNGCTCTCACGGCACACCACCAGTCAGTTATTTACCGGCGCGAAGTAAAGCAGCTTAATAAAATAGCTGAAGAGTTGATCCGGTTTAGAGGCACGCGCAAAGGATGGAATGGTCAGGAAAAACGATTAAAGATGGACGGCGGACGGGAAGTGATGTTCGGCGGTATGCAACACCCCGGCGATGAAGAGTCTTATCAGGGTATGCCGTTTGACCTGATAGCATGGGATGAAATTAACCAGTTTTTAGAGAGTCAGTTTAGGTATCTCCTCACATGGAACAGAACCGGAGCCGGAGCCGACCCCAATCAGCGTTGCCGGATAGTCTGTACCTCTAACCCGCCTCGATCCTCAGAAGGGGATTGGATTATTTCGTTCTGGGGTCCGTGGCTCGACCCAGAGCATCCAAATCCCGCCCTCCCCGGCGAACTTAGATGGTATATCTCTGATGAAGACGGGAATGACACGGAGGTGCCAAATGGTGACCCGATACCTGACCCAGAATTTCCTGACAACCCAAAGAAAGCCACGCAACCGCGTAGTCGCACTTTTATCCCGTCGTCAGTTGATGACAACCCATATCTAGCTGGAACAAATTATAAGTCAAGCCTTCAGGCATTACCCGAACCACTTAGAAGTCAAATGCTTATGGGTGACTTTACGACCGGGCGCGAAGATGACGCTTGGCAGGTTATTCCTTCAGCATGGGTGGATATTGCTCAAGCTCGCTGGACTGAGAACCCGCCACCAGCCACGAAGATGTCGGCACTCGGAGTTGACCCCGCACGCGGGGGTAAAGATAAGACTGTCCTGACGCCACGTTATGGCAACTGGTTTGGCGAGCAGATCCTAAAAAAAGGCATAGAAACTCCAGAGGGTTCTGATGTAGCCGCGCTATGTATGGCAACAGTCAGGGATGGNGCCCCAATTTTTCTGGATATTATAGGTGGGGCCGGGACAGCCCCATACGAACACCTAAAGGCTAATAATGTCAATGTGATAGGAGTGGTAGGTAGTAAAACAAGTTCTGGACATGATAGTTCCGGGCGTCTATCATTTATCAATCAACGCGCCGAGAATTGGTGGCGGTTGCGTGAGGCGCTTGACCCGGAGAGCGGGGAGAACATAGCTCTGCCACCGGATCGCGAATTAAAGACTGATCTGTGTGCGCCACGCTGGAAACTTACTTCAAGAGGGATTCAAATTGAAGGTAAATCGGGTGGCAAAACGGACGCTACGGGTGGTACGGGTGACGGGTGGGGCAACATCATCCGTCGGCTCGGACGGTCGCCGGACAAAGGAGACAGTGTCGTATACGCTTGGAAAGAGGGGCTTCGAGTNAGCCCCGGAAGCGGTCACAGCCGACCCGGTCGCGCCAATCGAAAATATAACCCCCATCAATGGAGAGGCAGATGATCCCAACAGAAGAGGAAAAAAAGAACGGTTGGACGGAGAAGACGCTGACCTTATATCTAAAAGAAAGAGAAAAAGCTCACTTCCAAAACACATTTGAGTCAGGCAAGCCTGAACCGCGACCAGAGAAACAAAATAATCAATATAGCCCACACCGGTGGAGATAGGATTTGACTGTTGTAATTGACTGTTTATATGGTGTAAGCTCATCAAGGGATTATAACTTACAGCCATAATGGGAGACTATACGATGGGAGGTTCACCGTCAATACCAAAACCAGCGCCAATAATTATACAGGCACCGATGCCACCACCAGTACCAGTACAGAGGGCGGAAGTAGCTACGCCTGATCCGGTGCAAGATAGCGCTATAGCCAAACAAACTAAGAAAAGAAAAAGCCGGAGCGCGACTGTTCTAACTGGCGGACAAGGCGTGACTAATCCGTTGGGAGCAGATGAAAGTCTAGCGCGACCGACAGCAACCAAATTAGGTTAAACATTCATGCCCTCTGATGAGCGTGCGGTAGAAATAATTAAGTTACGCGATGAGCTTGAGAAGAACAAAGGATCGTTCCTGCCACATTGGGAAGACCTTGCTCGTATCATGTTGCCTCGTCGCGCAGGATTTACGCNAGCTGTANTCCCCGGAGAAAGCCGTACCGAAGAAATCTTCGACGGCACACCTATGCAATCAGCTCGTAGCCTTGGTCATCACATGGGCTTTTGGTTACGCCCGGAAAGCTCAGAGTGGTATTTCATTAAAGCTGATGATGACTTCCTCAACGGTGTAGAGTCTGTTGATATTTGGTTGGACAATGCCAAGCAGACACTGGACCAAGCGCTAACCAACCCTAAAGCACGTTTCCGCCAATCAACAGGAGAAATGGATCTTGACCTCGTAGTTTTTGGTACTGGTATCATGTTCATTGGTGAGGGTAAAAACCTCAACCACCTTATTTTTCAGTCCTTGCATCTAAAGGACTCCGTACTCGTCTACGACGAAGACGGCAACATAGAGGGGGTGATCCATACTCGTAAGTGGACAGTCAGACAGGCGATTAATCGCTGGGGGCGTAAGATGAGCCAGAACGTCCAAGATTTGCACAAAAAAGGCAAGTTGGATGAGAAGGTTGATATAGCTCACGCTGTCATGCCAAGAAAAGATAAGAAGTTCGACAACCCGCGACTCGGTATTAATATGCCTGTCGCAGATTTTTGGATTGAATCTGAAGAGAAAAGCATTTTAGAAGAAGGGGGATTCCATGAGTTCCCGTTTGTGGCCCCGCGCTGGGATACAACTTCTGGCGAGGACTACGGGCGTTCCCCCGGTATGATAGCCTTGCCCGATTCCGCAACACTTCAGGCTATGGGTGAAACGATTTTAGTGTCGGGTCAAAGGGCCGCAGACCCGCCATTACTCGCACCAAACGATGGCGCTATCAACGAAATGAACACATTTCCGGGCGCCATATCATACTATGACGTAGATATAGCGCGTGAACTCGGCGGGAACCCAGTATTCCCATTGCAGTCTGGCGTAAATCTTCCTATCACCCGTGATATGCAGACTGACTCACGGGATCAGGTCATGAGGGCGTTTTTCAGGAATGTTCTAAACCTACCTATTGATGGTCCGCAGATGACAGCGACGGAAGTCATGCAACGCAAAGAAGAGTTCATCCGTGAGATTGGTCCTGTATTTGGCCGGTTTGAGACTGACTACACGGCGCCAATGATTCAGCGGTCGTTTAACATTATGTTGCGGGCGGGNGCTTTTGGGGAAATACCACCAGAACTTCAAGGGGCAAATATTCGGTTTGAATTTGAGTCACCGGTCAACAAAGTGAAGCAACAGATCAAAGCATCAGCGGCAAAACTGTGGGTTGCGGAACAGTTGCAATTGGCACAGGTTATGCCGGAAGCACTGGATCATATCAATGTAGATGGGCTGGCTCATGTTACGCATGAAGCTGATGGAGTGCCAAACGAAGTACGCAATCCAAAAGAATTAATTGAGGCGAAGCGCAAGCAACGGCAGAAGTCAATTGAGCAAGCGCAACAGATGGATCNACTTGAACGGGGAGCGAATGTTGCAGAAACCTTTGCAAACACGGCAGATAAGGCTGGCATGACAGAACAGCTAAAGCAANGGGTCGCAACACAGCAATAAATTCATGATAGAGTTTGACGACGACACATCAGCATTTGAAGAACTGTTGTCTGATTTGACAACAGCCTACAAGGGTGACGCTAAAGATGTAGACCGCTACCGAGATTTTCAGGTAGCTTTTGGCAGTCCTGCGGGCAAGCGTGTTCTCCATGAGATATTTACATGGGGGCATATCTTTGAGCCGTCTGTGCTGAGAGGCACGATTGACCCATATAGGACGCATCTTCACGAAGGTCATCGAGAAATGGCGCTGAAGCTAAAGCGCGTAATGATGACTGTTCCACCAGAACCGCAACCAAAACCAAAGGTAACTCGCAAGGAACCAAGGAGACAAAAGAATGACTGAAGAAACGGCCACAGACGAAACAGCAACAGACACCGCTGGGGAATCAACAGAAACCACGGAAACCACGGCGCCCGCCGAGACTACACCAAAGTCATCTGATTTTAATTGGCGTGATGACATTGAGGACGCAGACGTTATGAAACAAGCGGAGCGCTATGACACAGCTGAAAAAGCCGTTCAGGCGACTCTCGATTTGCGTAAAAAATTATCCAAAGCTGTTGTAATTCCAACAAGGGACTCGGATGATGTTGAAATTTCTACGTTTAGGAAAAATATGGGGATTCCAGAAAACGCTGATGAATACCAGTTTGAAAATTTGGTGATCGACGAGAATACGCCAGAGGTACTGAAAGAGTCTCTTTCCAAGTGGCAACAGTTGTTTCATGAAGAAAATATCCCGGCAAAGTCGGCACAACGCATGGAAGCTATGTTCCGGGCAGAGCAGATGGCTCAAATAGATGCCGACAAGGCGCTGGATGTTGAGTTCGCCCAGCAAACAGAGGCGAAGTTGCGCGAACAGTGGGGCGCTGAGTACGATAAAAATAAAGAATACGCCAGTCGCGCAGCCACCGATCTTATGGGTGGTGATTTTGATTCGGCAAAACAGATAGAGCTTAAAGATGGTCGATTCATGATGGATCATCCGATCATGGTGAAAATGTTGGCGCAGATGGGCAGGGAAATGGGAGAGGGCAGAATTGGTAGCGTCCTCACAGATTCAGAGGCCAGTACCCTGCAAGAAAAAGCCAATGAATACCGAGAAAAACGTATGCAAGCCTTGGAGAACAAAAGACATGACGAAGCCCGCAAATGGGACGCTAAAGAACGCGAGGCTCTGGCTCGACTAGAAGGCTAGTAAAATAAAAGACTTGCATTGATATATAAGTTTGTTGTATATGTGAAATAACAAGGGTGGCTCCCTATGTTAATGAAACAGTTTTCGTTAACATAGCCCCGCCCGTCAAATTCGATACCCGACGACCCAGAGTTTACGGTCGTGGCCCCGGCAACGGCTCCCCACAAAGTAGACAATGGCTTCCCAGAGGGCATGGATATTAACTTTTCTTTGCTAATCTTGGAGGCTTAAAATGTCTACATCTATTACAGCTGCGTTTATTACACAGTATGAACGCGATGTTCACGACGTTTTCCAGCGACAGGGATCGATTCTCAAACCGACTGTTCGTTTTAAAGACGGCGTAAATGGCTCAACCGCAGTTTTCCAGAAGATCGCCAAAGGCGCGGCTACCACTAAAGCTCGCCACGGTACGATCACTCCGATGAATCAGACCCATACTTCGCATACCGCTACGTTGGCGGATTTCTATGCTGGTGACTGGGTTGATAAACTCGACGAAGCTAAAATCAACATTGAGGAGCGTATGGCTATCGCACGCGGTGGCGCTTATGCTCTGGGACGTAAAGTTGATGACCAGATTCTTACCTGTCTGGACAGCACCACTCAAACGTCCGTAACTATTGCAATCACCAGTCAGGCCGTTATTCGTAATGGCTTCCTGAATATGGTAGGTGATCTGATCCGCCTCGACTCTTATGAGCCGGGTGCAATGTACGGTTGTCTTTCCCCTGTATCTTGGGAAATGCTTTCTACTGTACCTGAGTTTGCAAGCGCAGACTTCGTAACTGCCGATGGCCGACCGTTTGTAGACGGCGCAGCTGTTGGAATGTTTAAGAAATGGGCTAATGTTATGTGGACTGTTCACTCTGGCGTTCCAAACGTCGGGACCGCAACATCCAAAATTTTCGTATATAACAAAAATGCTATCGGCTACGCTGCTGGCGCACATCCGGGCAACCTTGCGGGTCGTGGCGCAAATGAAGGCGGAGTAGGTGCTGATATTACTTGGCATGGTGATCGTGCCGCGCATTTTATCAACCACGCTATGTCTGGCGGTTGTGTCCTGATTGATGACACTGGTGTTATCGAGGGTAATATCAACGATACGGGTTCATTACCGGTAGCTTAACCTTGGAGATTCTTTGTTATGGCTTTTACGACAGCTAATCTAATTAACATCGGTAACTTTAATGGTTATAACTACTGGAGATATGACACGACCGACACCCACGCTACGCTTGACAGCGCCGGGTATTTTAACAACGAAGATGACGACCAGATCATGGGCGTCGGCGATATTATCGACGTTGTTGTGTGGTCAACAGCCGTAAGGTCTGGGACTATCAGCACTTATGGTCGCCATATTGTCAACGCTGTGTCTTCGGGCGCGGTTGATACTTCAGATGTAACCGTTGGTACAGTAGCCGATACTGACTAATAGGAGCGCCCTCTTCGCGGGGGGCGCCACTTTTTTGGGAGTATTCGCATGGCTTATGTAGCAGCAAATTTATATTTTCACGATGGCTACCCCGGACGGGGGGCTAGCTACACCTACAAGTCTGACACGGACACGCGAGCCACGGTCATGACTGCGGGTTACTTTAATAACTCTGACGACGACCTGAATCTGACTGCTGATGACACTATCGTTGTCATTGGCGACCAAGGTGGGTACATCCTCCGCGTTGATTCTATCTCATCCGGCAGCGTTTCTACCGAAGTTAGTGGAACCCCTATATGGGTGAGTTGTAAGATCACGGACGTTTCTACCGNTGATTCTTCTTGGATGGTATCACCTTGTGACGGCATTATCAGCCGAATCAAGACGGTATTGTACGGAACAATCTCCGGTGCTGATGCGGNTGTTGGTCTTGAAATTGGTGGTACGGACGTAACGGGTGGGCAGGTAACAATCGCCTACTCTGGTTCTGCCGCTGGTGATGTTGATGAGAGTGCTGCNACCGCCGCTNACACAGTTAGCGAAGGTACGGCTATCGAAGTAGACACCGATGGTGCTTCTACGGGTACAGTCGAAGTTGGCGTTTTCGTCGAGATTTTACCTGTTTAATTTTACCGGTAGTGGGGGGCGAAAGCCCTCCACCACTTTCCCTTCCTGTATTCTCCTATTGCCAACAGTCACAGAAGGTGGTCTAATGACCATTAGTTTGCCCGGCTTAATAATAACTTTAGGAGATTCCCATGTACGATACCGGCACCAGTGATACCAACGCAAAAATACAAAATTTCAGCAATGCAGTAGATGGTCAATTTGGCCGAGTGTGGAATTACCAGTGTAAGGACCACGCTATTGATATTTGTTTTTCTCCGGGCTTTTTTGCTTCTATGCGCAGTAATCTTATGTTCGGTGATGTCATCAGGCTTGTCCGTGTTATAAGGGGAAGGGCCGTCGCGTATTGTGAGGGGATGGTTTGTGAGGTCAATGATAAAGATGTGGATTTCCGCATGATTTCCCAATCTGTACTTTATTTCAGTGAGCGCGATGATTTTAATGAAGTCATAGAGCCTATTGAGAAGACTGAGCCACCAGCGTATATTAAGGGCGAGGGTAAGATGGCCTACAATGTAGGCAAGGGTAAATTTGATATCAAAGTCAAAGGTAAGGTAGTCGCGGAAGCTGATAACAAAGACACAGCTGAACGTATCATCAGGGGCGACNTGCCTATTGTTAATGTGGTTGACCGTAAAGTGGTGAAAAAAGCAAATGCCAAGTGATACAGATATTGCGAACCGATCATTAAGGATAGTTGGCGGAAGCCGGGTAACATCGTTGACGCAGGGTACTAAAAATGCCAATGCAGTCAACGACATATATGCAGATTTGCGTGACGAGATGCTGGATTACCCTTGGAACTTCGCGACCAAGCGTGTCAAGCTCGCACGGTCCGCGACAACCCCAACATTTGGGTTTGATTACGCTTACACGTTGCCCAGTGACTGGATTCGCACTGTATCAGTACATGACAACGTAGATGGGGCTGGCACGGTTTTATATCGCGAGGAACAGAACGCAACTCAAAACGCTTTAGTGACTGACGTTGAGAATGTGTATTTGAGATATGTTGCCCGCGTGGAAGACCCTAATCTGTGGTCTGTCGCATTTAGAAGCGCCTTTATTAACGCACTTGCGNGTGAACTGGCGATACCGATAGCTGGCTCCAAGGCACTATTTGAGCAACTGCGAGATAAATCGAAAAAGACTCTAAGTAAAGCAAAATCAAGCGACTCTATCCAGTCTTTCCCAGAAAGACGCCCGACGGGGTCTTGGGTGAGTATCCGCAATATTACATCGTACAGTGACCATTATCATTACTGATGCCAAGATTTCATGATCTTAATGCTAGTTTTAACACCGGCGAATTATCCCCGCGACTGTCCGCTCGCTTAGACTTCACAAAATACAAAAGTGGCGTAGAGACAATGGAAAACTTGCTTGCCTTGCCTGAAGGTGGGGCAATGCGACGTTCCGGTAGTCGTTATGTCGCGNCCACTAAGAACGGGGCTACAGAACAGGCACGCCTTAAAAAGTTTGAGTTTTCCACAACTCAAGCATATNTCATCGAAGCTGGCAAAGAATATATGCGGTTCTACCGCAATCAAGGGCAGATTACGATTCCCAACACAGATGCAGCTGTCACGAACGGTGCTTTTGGCTCTAATATTTCGGGGTGGACTGACAGNTCAAATGGCACCGGTGCAATCGCGCATGACGCTACGAATCTTGATATGGAGTTGCAAGCTGCGGGTTCTGGTAACGAGGCCATAGCCGAACAGTCAATATCTGTCACAACAACCAGCGTTGAACACGTTATTAAGTTTAGGGTGCTAGGGGTAGCTGGCGATGCAGTAACAGTCAGAGTGGGGTCTGCTTCAGGCGGGTCACAATTTCTTGCAGATTTTTCAGCGNAGGTTGGTTGGCACGCAATATCGTTTACCCCAACAGCTTCCCCGATGTATCTCCAGTTTGAGAATGGGTTAAACAAAACTCTTAGCATTGACGATGTCAGCTTAATAGACAATGCTCCTGTAGAAGTTGGCACGCCATACGCGGAAGCCGATCTATTCCAAGTGGAAGGGCCACAGTCGGCTGANATCTTATATCAGTTTCACGCATCTTATGCCCCACACAAATTAGAGCGTCGCGGTCACACTACTTGGTCTTTTGTTGAGGTTGNGTGGATTGACGGACCATATTTTGACTTAAACACAGAATCTACAACGATGACACCGGCTGCCGCTTCTGGTTTGGGTATAAACGTAACNGCGTCTGCCGTGACAGGGATTAATGATGGTAANGGCTTTGTTTCTACGGATGTTGGGCGCTTAATTAGAATTGACAACCCAGCTTCAGGTATTGAGTGGGGTTATGGGGTGATTTCCTCTGTGACCTCTACGACTGTTGCGGTTGTTGATATTAAGCGCGACTTTGCCACTACCAATGCTGATACGCGCTGGAAGTTGGGGGCATGGTCAGAAACTACCGGGCGCCCCAGCGCTTCGTCATTTTTTGAGGGACGCTTATGGATGGGGAATACCACCGACCAGCCAACCACATTTTGGGCCTCACAGTCTGACGACTTTGAAAATATGACGCCGGATAGCGACCCTACAAACGAGCCGGATACCACTTTTGACGGAACGGTGGAAGACGATGATTCTCTGAACTTTACACTGTCTGCTGATAACGTCAATGCTATCAGGTGGCTGTCAGCCGGTGAAGATGCCTTGGCAATAGGGACTGCTGGTGGTGAATGGATACCAACTTCTGATGGTGTTGTAATCACGCCATCTGATCTGACTGTTCGNAGACAAACAACTCATGGTTCGGCGCAGATTCAGCCGACCCGTATTGACCGTATTGTTTTATTTGTTCAAAAAGCTAAACGTAAGATTCTTGAGTTTGGTCTGGAAGCGGTGTCGTTGAGATATGAGGCTTTCGATATGACTCGCCTTGCTCAGCATATTACAGTTGGTGGTATCACGGAAATAGCATACGCAGAAGAACCGGATTCTATCGTTTGGGCTGTCAGAAATGACGGCCAGTTATTGTCTATGACATTCAGGCGCCAAGAGGATGTTGTCGGCTGGGCGCGTCATATTTTTGGCGGTAATTTTGGGGGGAACGACCCCGTAGCGGAAAGCGTTGACACAGTACCCGGAAACAACGGAGCTGGGCAAATTCAAAATTCTGAAGACAGAGATGAGGTCTGGGTTATCGTTAAGCGCACAATTAATAGCGCAACTGTGAGATATGTTGAGTTCTTGGAGCGTGACTTTGAAACGGGTGACGATCTGGACGACGCATATTATTCTGATTCTCTTATTACCTATGATTCTACGTCGGCGACAGCATTATCTGGGTTGGATCATNTAGAAGGTGAGGAATTAACCATACTGGCTGACGGGGCAAAAGTGGCTAGTAAAACAGTGAGTTCCGGTTCTATCACGCTGGAGACAGCGGCATCAACTGTGCAGATGGGGTTGCCGTACACCCATGTTCTAAAAACACTAAAAGTTGCTGCCGGGAACCCTCAAGGGACGCCTCTTGGTCGCAAGAAACGATTGCTTGGCGTAACCTTGGCTATGCTCAACAGCCAGACATTCAGCCTCGGAACATCGTCATCTAACACGATTGATTATGACCATCGAGAGATTGGTGATCCAATGGATGCCCCAGCCCCAATATTTACTGGTGAAAAATTTGTGGAATTTGATGGTGACTGGGCTACGGACGAAAGAATGTATTTGACCAGCCCTGATCCTGTTCCGTTTACATTATTGGCCTTGGCCCCAGAATATAACTTGAACCCAAGTATATAGAAATTGAATGTTTACATAACTTGGCATATACTTTTCGAGGTAGTTTGTGAAAGTCGACGGCTGGCAAAAGAAATTAGAAGGCTTTTTGTGGAGTCGAGAACACTCTCCTTTTGAATGGGGAACCAACGACTGTTGTATCTTTGCCTGTGACGGCGTAGAAGTAATGACAGGTATTGACCCGGCGTGTTGGTTTCGTGGCAAGTATCATAATAGAAAACAAGCGTTTAGGAGTCTTCGCGAGTTTTCTGGGGGGAGCGTCAAAGAAATGGCGGATAAGATACAACGTAACTTCCGTTGGAAAACGATACCAAATGACAAAAGAGAGTTCGGCGATTTGGCATTAATCGTGATTGACAACATAGATGAGGAAGCCAGTCGTCTTTCAAATCAAGTAACACTTGGCCTTGTATGCAGACAAGGATACATAGCAACGCCAAGCATAGAAGGGTTAGCGTTTAATCATAACCCACAAATTATAAGAGTCGCAAGAGTATGAAAATATTACCGTGGAACATAACAACTGGGTGCGAGAGATTGACGCTCGGTTGCGATAATTGCCCCACCTACTGGGAATACCTAGAGGATGGGCGTGATTACCACCCGCACGCACATTCGGGCAGATTAAAGGAGCCACTAAATAACCTAGAGCCGTCTGTGTATGTAGTCTCGCCGGGGAGCGATTTGTTTCACGAAGCAATCCGGGCTGACTTTATCGAGGAGGTTGTTGATGTTATGACGCTTGCGAACTGGCATCATTTTGAGGTTATTGCGAAACGCGCCGAACGACTTGAGTCGGTTTCTAATAGGTATCTTACTTGGCCCGACAATGTCATGGTGGGCGTCGCAGTTGAAGAGGCGCAGTATAATTGGAGGATTGATTGTCTGCGTAATGTTGACTGTCGGCGCATCGTATCTTTTGGACCGATGACCGGGCCGATTGGAGAAGTGGATTTGACTGGCATAGAGATTGCCGGAGCAGTTGTAGAATATTGGGGGCCACAGCCGAGAGAAGTTGACCCGGCGTGGGTAGAAGATATTAGCCGACAGTGCGAAGAACAGGGTGTAATAGTCGGTGGAGAACATTGGTTATGTAAGGAGACTTTTTAATGGCTGGCGCAGGTTTATCAACAGCTATAGTAACATACACTGGGATGAGTGCGGCGGCTTCTACTATTGCGGCTAGCGCTATAACAGGTGCTGCTATTGGAGCTGTTGGCTCAGCCATCACAGGTCGCGACATTGGAACGGGCGCGTTGTGGGGTGGTATTGGTGGTGGCATCGGAGGAGCTATAACCGGGCCATCAGCAGCGGCGTTATCGGCGGAAGCCGGGAACCAAGTAGCAAGCCAAGCAGCATCAGCATTTACAGGTGGGGCCGGTGCTGGTCTATCGGGTAATGCTGCAATACCGGGGCAAATTCCCTCGCAACTAGTAAGGGAAGCGGGAACCGCTGTTGGTGGCGGTGTCATTGGTCAGACCGGAGCAACATTAGGCCAGCAAGTACTTGGTACATCTGTTGGCGGTTTGATTTCTGCGGGTGGCGGTCTATTGACAGCCGGTGGTCAACTAGCCGAAGGCCATGCGCTAGCCAGCGTTGCAGATTTTAGAGCCGCCGACTCACGGCAACTAGCTAATTTCGCAGCTGGGGCAACAGCTAGAGATTTGCAGGAATATCAGAGATCCGGTAGCGCATTGTCAGCAACCCGTAGAGCTAGAGCGGCAGCTTCTGGCAAGCTCGGATCAACAGGCGCTCCATTACGCATAACGGACAATCTTACGCGAGAGATTGCGTTCCAGTCGG